ATCTATTGAGGATGCTCAAGTTGTTTTTGAAGGAGTTTCTAACTCAATTAAGGCAACTGGTGGTAATGCAGAAGATGTTCAATCTGCTATAAGAGCGATGAGCCAGATATTCGGTAAAGGTAAGGTATCGGCAGAAGAATTACAAGGCCAACTCGGTGAACGCTTGGCAGGTGCAGTTGTAAAATTTGCTGAAGCAAATGGTAGTAGTTTGCAGAAATTACAAAAAGACTTGAGAGATGGAACAGTTGGTTTAGATCAAGTTATTAAGTTTGCACAAAAGTTAAATGTTGATTTTGCAGAAACAGCAGAAAGAGTTGCAAATTCATCAGCAGATGCGGGTCAAAGATTACAAACACAAATAAATAATTTATCAATAACAATAGGTAAAGATTTAATTCCAATTGGTGCTGCTCTGCAAAAACAATTTTCTGAAATTCTTAAAGGTTTTGAGGGAAATGATGGTGCTGTTGTCGCTTTAACTGAAAGTATAAAAATTTTTGGTGGGTTTTTAGTCTCTACAGTCGCTCTTGTTAGGACATTAGTAAGAGTTTTAGTGGATTTAACAAAAATATTATTCCATTTATTTGACATGGATTTTGCTAGTGCAGGAGAGGTAATTAGTAAAGGATTTGAAGATTTACTAATAAACTTTGAAAAAGATAAAAAACTCTTTCAAGATATTGCTTTTGGTGTACAACCTCCTGAGGCTGGAGAAGGTAGTGGAGCTAATACGACAACAGATGGATTACCAGATCTAACTGAGGATAATGCAAAGAAAGGAGAGAAAATTTTAGCTAAATATTTAGAGACAGTAAAAGATATTAATACACAAATAGCTAATAGTTTCGTCAATACATTCAAAAAGATGGAAGATGCACTTGTAGAGTTTGTATTACAAGGAACATTTAACTTCAAAAAACTTGCTAAATCTATAATTGCAGATATTACGAGGATAATGATAAGGACAAAAATTATAGCTCCATTAGTGGGGGGACTTGAAAATATATTTGGAGGTGGTGGTAACAATGTAGTTAAAAATATTGCACCTGTTGTTTCTAATATTGCACCCACTTTTAAAGGTTTCAATCCTGCTGATGTAGCAGTGCCAGGATTTGAAACATTTACTCCTACACCAATTACAGGAGATCCCTTTGATAGTGATTTATTTTATAAATTTGATCCAAATGCTTTAGGCAATGTTATTGCAAATAACAAAATCGTTCCTTATGCAAAAGGGGGACTAATTACTCGTCCTCAATTATTTCCTCTCGCTGATGGAGCAGCTTTAGCAGGCGAAGCTGGTGTTGAAGCAATCATGCCTTTGCGTAGAGGTAGAGATGGAAAACTTGGAGTCGAAGCATCAGGCGGAAATATTGGTAATATAACTGTGAATGTAGATGCGTCAGGTTCTTCTGTAGAAGGCGACACCAATCAGTCTCAAGAACTTGGAAACATTCTTGGTGCTGCTATACAAGCAGAACTTATTAGACAAAAACGACCTGGAGGTTTATTAGGTTAATGGCAGAAACTTTTCCCTCTATAGAAGCTAGTTTTGGAGTTACAAAAAAAACACAGCCAAATGTAACTACAACAAGATTTCAAGATGGCTTTGAGCAAGTAATAAAATTTGGATTAAATATAAATCCAAAAGAATATAATCTTAATTTTAATAATATAACTGAGGCTCAAAGTGATACTATTGAAAATTTTTTAAATGCAAGAATTGAAGATGGAGATTATTTTAACTGGCAAGCACCTGATGAAGCATCAGCTAGTAAATATCGTGCTTTAAATAGAACAAAACAAATAAAGTTTCCAGGCCTAGCTACAATTACCGTCACTTTTAAAGAAGTATTTGAACCCTAATGGCAACACCTGTATCGCAGTTACAAAAGCCAAATGTAGATAATATTATTGAGCTTTTTCAATTAGAACTTAATACAAAAATGCATGGTATTGCTCAAACGTATTATTTTCATAATGGTGTAAGTAGTAATAATGATGTAAATCTAATATTTAATAATATTGAATATGCAAGGTTGCCTATTGAAGCATCAGGTTTTGAATACAATGGCAAACAATTACCAAGACCAACATTAAAAATTTCTAATATTTTAGGAACTATAACAACTATCCTCTTAACACTTCCTCAAGGTTTAGAAGGTGCAAAGGTAACAAGAATTAGAACTTTAAGACAATTTATTGATAATACAAATTTTACAGGAGGAGAAATATTATTAGAAGACGGTTCAAATATTTTACAAGAAGATGGTACAGCTATAAATTTAGAATCAGGTATAAATCCATTTGGGACTCCAGATCCAACAGCAACTTTTCCTGATGAAGTTTTCTTTATAGATCGTAAGGCTGCCGAAAATAGAGCAGTTGTAGAATTTGAACTTGCCGCAAGCTTTGATTTGCAAGGAGTAAGATTACCAAAAAGACAAATATTACCTCAAGATTTTCCTGGTGTCGGAAGCTTCTTCTAATGTGGAAAGAACTCGCATTAAAACACGCTAAAGAATCTGATCCGAATGAATCATGCGGACTTTTGTTGATAAAAAAAGGAAAAGAAATTTATTTTCCATGTAAAAATCTTGCCCCAAATCCTACAGATCAATTTATTCTAGATCCACATGATTGGGTAAAAGCAGAAGATCAAGGAGAAATAACTGCTGTAATTCATAGTCATCCTGTTACAAGTCCAGAACCTAGTCAAGCTGATAAAGTTGCTTGCGAAAAATCAGGTATAAAATGGTGGATAGTTCAACCAAACTTGAATCAGTGGACATCTTTAGAACCATGTGGATACAAAGCACCATTGATAGGAAGAAAATGGGTTTTTGGTTTAACTGATTGTTGGAGTTTATGTAGAGATTGGTATGAGCAAGAACTTGGAATATATTTAAGAGATTGGGAACGTCCAAACGATCATAATGAATTTTTAAAAAATCCTATGTTTAATGGCTGTTATGAACAAACAGGTTTTAGAGAATTGTTACCAGAAGAAGATTTAGAAAAAGGAGATTTATTATTAATGTCTATATGTAGTAGCGGATTAAACCATATTGGTGTTTACTTAGGAGAGCAGACAGTTTTACATCATTTGCAAAATAGATTATCAAGTCGTGATTTATTAGATGAATGGTTGCTAAAATGCACAGGGAAAAGGATTCGTTATGCTACGCAAAATTAAGCTATACGGAGAACTTGCAAAGTTTGTAGGTCAGAAAACTTTTGAAGCTGAAGTAAATAATGCTGCACAAGCAGTTAGATTTTTAGTTACTAATTTTCCAACTGTAGAAAAATATATGTCAGATAAGTATTACAAGGTAATTATTGATAACTGGGAACTTGAAGAAAAAGAATTGCATTATCCTACAGGTCAAAATGATATACAAATTGTTCCTGTTATCGGTGGTGCGGGAGGATCATCAGGAAGGCAAATATTATTCGGTGCGATATTAATTGGAGCAAGCTTTATGTTTCCTGGTGCGGGTATGTTTGGAACAACAAGTCTTTTTAGTAAAGCAGCAACGGCTGGAGGATTTTTTACAAAGATGGGAACTTACGTTTCTGTTATGGGTGCTTCTATGGTTTTAGGTGGTATAAATCAAATGCTTACACCAACACCTGATATACCAGAAGAAAGTCAAGATCCTAGAAAGTCTTTTAACTTTAGTGGTATTCAAAACACCTCAAAAGCTGGGGTTGCTGTTCCTATACATTATGGTCGTGTTATAACTGGATCAATAACTGTATCAGCTAACATTGAAAATGAACAGGTGGAAGTATGAGTAAGATTCTAGGCTCTGGTGGTGGTGGAAAAGGTGGTGATAATGGTGGTGGTACACCAACAGAAGCAAAAGATAATTTAGATTCAAAAAGTTTTGCAAGAGTTTTAGATGTCATTGGAGAGGGAGAAATACAAGGACTTGAAGATGGTGCAAAATCAATTTTTTTAAATAACACACCTTTGCAAGCCAGTGATGGAACTTTTAATTTTAAAGATGTTACTTTTGAGGCAAGAACAGGAACTTCAAGTCAAACAACTATTCCTATAACTAGAGATATAGCAACAACAAAACTTACTGGTTTCTCAACAGTTCCGCAAGCAACACCCAAAGTAATACAGATAACAGATTCAGATGTTGATGCTGTTTCTGTACAAATAACTGTTCCCACACTGCAAAGATTTAGTGATAAAGGTGATATATTTGGAACTGAAATACAACTTGAAATTGCAGTTCAATATCAAGGAGGTTCTTATGTAACTGTTGTTTCTGGAAACAAAGGAAAGATTACAGGCAGAACACCTGATACATATTTAAGAGATTATTTAATAAATTTAAGTGGTAATTTTCCTGTAAATATAAAAGTAACAAGAATAACAGCAGATAGCAGTTCAAGTAAATTAACAAATGCGTTTCAGTTTATTAATTATGTAGAAATAAAATACGATAAACTTACATATCCAAATACAGCACTTGTTGGATTAAAAGTAGATGCAGAACAATTTAGTTCAATACCATCAAGAAAATATTTAATAAAAGGTATAAAAGTAAAAATTCCACATAATGCAACTGTTAATGCAGATGGTAGCTTGTCTTATTCTGGAGTGTTTAATGGGACATTAGGTGCAGCACAGTGGACAAGCGATCCTGCATGGTGCTTATTTGATTTGCTTACTAGCTCTAGATATGGGCTAGGGGATCATTTATCTGAAGCGGATTTAGATAAATTTAGTTTTTATGCAGCGTCAGTTTATTGTAATGAACAAGTTGATGATGGAACTGGTAATGGAACAACAGAACCAAGATTTAGTTGTAATGTCTCTCTTCAAAATCAACAAGAAGCATATAATGTCATAAATCAAATGTGTTCTGTTTTTAGAGCTATGCCTTTATGGAGTGCAGGCTCTCTATCTATTACACAGGATTCACCTAAAGACACATCATATTTATTTTCTTTGGCAAATGTATTAGAACCAGGGTTTAGTTATTCCAATGTAAGTCAAAAACAAAGACCTACAGTTGTAGTTGCTAAATATTTAGATATGGAATTAAGAGATATAAATTATGTTGAACAAATTGACACTGCAAACCAAGCAAGATATGGCACAGTTATAAAAAATATTGATAGTTTTGCTACGACTAGTAGAGGTCAGGCTTCTCGACTAGCGAAATGGATGTTATATATGTCAAATGTAGAAAGAAGTGTAGTTAATTTTAGTTGTGCCATTGATGCGGGTGTAGTCGTAAGACCTGGACAAGTTATTGAAATATCAGATCCAATGGTTGCGGGTGAAAGAAGAAGTGGAAGAATATCAGCAGCAACAATAAATACGGTAACTGCTGATGACGATACAGATCTTGTTTTTAAAGCTGGTGCAACACTATCAGTTGTAATGCCTGATGGTTCTGTGGAATTAAAAACAATTGCTGGTATAAGTGGAAAACTTATAAGCCTTGGTCAAAGTTTTTCAACAATACCTAACGTAAATTCTATTTGGGTTTATGAGTCAAACGATATACAAACTTCTACATGGAGAGTTTTAACTGTAGAAGAAAAAGATAGGGCATTTTATTCAATATCTGCTAGTGAATACAATGCGGGTAAATATAATCATGTTGAAAGTGGTATTACTCTTCCACAAAGAGATATAACAAACTTAAATGTTGCTCCCTCTTCTCCATCAACGGTTACAGCAGAGGAAGTAATTTATGAAGATACTGGTATAGCAAGAACAAAGATTATAGTTACTTGGACAACTAATACTGATAGTGCTTATGTAAGATTTAGATTACAAGATGGAAATTATACTTCTCGTACTGTAGAAGGATCAAAAAGCTTTGAAATTTTAGATACTATTGCAGGAAATTATGAAATAGAAGTTTTTAGCGTAAGTTCTTCTGGATTAAGATCTGTATTACCTACAAAACCATCCGACCCGTTTTTTGTAGCAGTAGGAAAGACTGCATTACCTTCTAATGTAAGTGGTGTAAGCTTACTTCCAATAGATCAATCAAGCGCAATATTAAGTTGGAATAGAGCTACAGAACTTGACGTTTTGTTAGGCGGGAAAACTTTAATTAGACATTCATCTTTAACTACAGGCGCACAATGGAAAGACGCACAAGAAATTGTTGTTGCTGCGGCTGGAAACCAAACACAAAAAATCGTACCCTTACTAGAAGGGACTTATCTAATTAAGTTTGAGGACGATGGCGGTAGACAATCTCCTGCACCTGGCTCTCAAGATTCTGATTGGAACAATACAAGAGTAACTACTAATTTACCCGCACCTCAAGAAAGACTTTTAGTTGGTAGTGTTGATGAACATACAGCTAATTTCACTGGTTCAAAAACAAATACAATTTATGATTCTACTTTAGATGCTTTAAAATTAACTGAAAATAATAATGCTTCTGCCTCTTCTGGTGAATATATATTTAGTAATTCTGTTGATTTAACACAAGTATATGATGTAAATTTAAGAAAGGTTTTAAAAGCTAGTAATTTTATATTAAATAGCTTATGGGACGATAGAACTGATTTAATTGATACTTGGGGTTATATTGATGCGGTTGGCGGATTAACAGAAGCTACCGCTTGTAACGCTGCTGTTTATGTAAGATCAACAAACGATAACCCATCAGGTTCTCCTACTTGGAGTCCATATAAAGAATTTAGTAATGTTTTAATTACTGGTAGGGCTTTCCAATTTAAGGCATTATTAACAAGTAATGACACAAACCAAAACATAGCTGTAACTCAATTAGGGGCTACACTAGAATTACAAGGAAGAACAGAAAGTATCTCGACTCCAGTTACTACTGGATCACAACAATACACTGTATCTTTTACTAATCCATTTAAACAAACACCTACAGTTGTTGTGACTCCAACTAATCAACAAACAGGAGACTTTTTTGAACTTGCTAATATAAGTAGGACTGGTTTCCAAGTAACTTTTAAAAATGGTTCATCAGCAGTTGCAAGATCGTTTGTATGGGCTGCATCAGGCTTTGGTAAGGAGGTTACATAATGAGTAACACACATGATTTCGATATAGGAAATGCAGTAGGGGCGACTTTTAGGGCTGACTTAAATAATGTTTTAGGTGATATACAATCTACGAATAGAGGTTCAAGTGAACCAACTACAAAAGTAACAGGAAAACTTTGGGTAAATAGTAATAACAATACATTAAATATATATGATGGTACAAATTTTATAAATTTAGGAAAAGTTGATACTGCTGAGATGGGTCATGCTACTACGGCATCTCCAAGTTTTACAGGAACTATAACTTCAGCAGGGGATATAGTAATGTCTGGGAATGGTTCATTACAGCTTCCTACTGGAACAACTGCACAAAGGCCAACACCATCTACAGGTGATATAAGATTTAATACAAGTCTTACACAGTTTGAAGGCTATAACGGTTCTGCATGGGGTGAAATTGCTAATGGTGTACCCGCAGGATCAATATTCACTTTTGCATCAACAACTGTTCCATCAGGATATTTAGAGTGTAATGGTAGTGCTGTAAGTAGATCAACATACGCAAGTTTATTCTCCGCAATAGGAACAACTCATGGATCAGGAGATGGTAGTTCTACTTTTAATTTGCCTGATTTAAGAGGTGAATTTGTAAGAGGTTGGGATCACAATAGAGGTGTTGATAGTGGAAGATCTTTTGCGAGTAGTCAATCAGATCAAAATGAATCACATAATCATAGTCTTACAGATCCAAATCATGCACATACGCAAAGAGGACTTGCTTTAAATGGTGGTTCTGGTTCTGTCGCAATTACACTTGGTTCTGGACAGTCTTATCAGATAGGATATTCGGGAAGTCAATCATCAGTTACAACTGGGTCTAGTTCAACAGGTATTTCACTTGGAGCATCAGGAGGAAATGAATCAAGACCAAGAAACTTAGCTCTTATGTATGTAATTAAATTTTAATTATGACAAATCGCAAAATAACAGAATTTACTGCTTTAACTGCACCAGCAAGTAGTGATGTATTACCTATTATTGATGTTAGTGGTACTGGCTCTGGTACTAATAATAAAATTACTTATGCAAATTTACTAAGTAAAGCACCTGATGGATCAGCGTCAGCACCTTCATTTAGTTTTAATTCAGATAATAATTCTGGAATAAGTGGTGGTTCTGATACATTAACTTTTAGTACAAATGGTGTTGGTCGTTTAACTATAAGTTCTGTTGGTCTTATTACTATACCTGGTGACTTAACAGTAGGTGGGACAACAACGACCATTAATACCACTAACCTTGATGTTGAAGATAAAAACATTACACTTGGAAAAGTCTCTACTCCAAGTGATACGACTGCTGATGGAGGTGGTTTAACACTTAAGGGGGCTTCAGATAAAACATTTAATTGGGTTAATGCAACAGATTCTTGGACAAGTAGTGAACATTTATCTGTTTCTGCACAAAAAGAGATTAGATATTTAGATAGTGATTCTTCTCATTATGTTGGTTTTAAATCTGCGTCTACAGTTTCATCAAATGTCGTTTGGACTTTACCTTCGGCAGATGCAAGCGTAAGTGGATACGTCTTATCAAGTAATGCAAGCGGAGTTTTATCTTGGGTTCAAGCGGGTCAAAGTGCTAGTCCAGATTTTACAGGTAATTTAACTCTCACAGATGACGGAAATATCAGAGGATTTTCTTCTCTTCATGCTACTTATACTGGATCTGTTAAGACTTTTGCAGTTACAGTCGCTTCAAAAGATGCAACTCACAGATATAACGGAAGTGGATCTAGTAATGGCTATAAAATAGATGGCAAATTTGCTCCGTTTATAACTCTTACACCAGGAAGAACATATAAGTTTGATCAGTCAGATAGTAGTAATAGTGGACATCCTCTTCGTTTTTATCTTGAGTCTGACAAGACAACTGCTTATACAACCAACGTAACTACAAATGGAACTCCTGGTTCTAGTGGTGCTTATACCCAAATAGCAATAGTCGATAACACACCTATGGTTTTGCATTATCAATGTAGCGCACATGGCTTGATGGGTAATGCTGTTCAGACAAACTCTTCTACTGCCAATATTGGCACATTGTCGAGTTTGACTGTAAGTGGAAATATCTTAATGACAGGCACAGGAGCTATTGATATAGCTGCGGGTACAACAGCACAAAGACCTGGTTCTCCTTCATCAGGTATGCTCAGATTTAATACCACTTCTAATGAATTTGAAGGGTATAACGGAAGCTCTTGGGGAGAGATTGGCGGGTCTAGTGGAGGGATAGGAAATGGTGCTGATTTATTAGATATTGCTTCATCTTCTGGAACAGGTGGAGGATCTGCAACATTTAATGGAACTGCTTATAGATTTAAACTTGTTACTAAAGGAACAAGCACAGCAGTTAGTCCCACTAATGCTGAAATATTACGAGTATCAATTAATGGTGTTATTCAACAACCTAATGATGGTACAGGTCAGGGAGACATGACAGATGGATATGTTGTAAATGGAACAGATATTATTTTCGATTCTGCTCCTCCAAGTGGTTCTACATATTTCATTATTAACATGGGAAATGCAGTAGGCATTGGAGTCCCAAGTGATAATACAGTAACAAGTGCAAAAATAGTAAATGGAAGTATTTTAGGACAAGATTTAGCTACAAATGTAGATTTAGGAGATAATCAAAAAATTAGATTTGGAGCAGGGAGTGATTTAGAAATTTTTCATGATTCAAGTCATAGTTATATTAAAGATACTGGTACTGGAAGATTAATACTACAAAGTTCTCAACTTTGCCTTCAAAGTACAACTGGTGAGAATTTTCTAGTTGGTAATCCAGATGCAGCAACAGAACTATATTTCGACAACAGTAAAAAGTTTGAGACAAGTGCAACTGGGGCTACTGTTACAGGCACATTAACAGCAACAGCTTTTTCGGGTGATGGTTCAGCACTAACAGGTATATCTGCGGGAGCTACTGGAGGAGGAAGCGATCAGGTTTTTGTTGAGACAGGTCAAACAGTGACAACTTCTTATACTTTAAGTTCTAATAAAAATGCAGTTACTATAAGTCCTCAAATAAACTCAGGTGTTACTATTACAGTGCCATCTGGGGCAACTCTTGTTATTCTTTAATTATGCCAATAACAATTAACGGAAACGGAACTATTACAGGAGTCTCAGTAGGAGGACTTCCAGACGGTATTGTTGATACCGATATGCTTGCTGCGAATGCTGTAGCAACTGCAAAGATAGCTGATGATGCTGTAACAGATGCAAAAGAAAATTTAAGCGGAAGTTTAAAGGCTTGGATTAATTATGATGGATCTGGAAATTCAATAAGAGCAAGCTATAACATAGCTAGTGTTACTGATAATGGCACAGGAGATTATACTTTTTTTATTGATACAGATTTTTCTGATGTAAATTATTGTTGGACAGGTACTTCAACAACAGCGACAGGTACAGAGCAAGTTGTAAGACTTATTGGATTTTCTAGTCAAAGTGGAAGTGTAAGTAATAATGCACACTTAGTTGGTTCTACAAGAGTTAGCATTGTAACCCCTAATAATAATTATTTATATGATGCTAGACAAGTTATGGTTCAATGGGTAAGGTAAATTATGGCAAATTCTGATACACGTTTTCTATATACAGATGATGATGGTAATTTAATTATTGTTATCCCTGCTGATAATACAAATTTAACATTAGAGCAAATTAAAGCAAAATCTTGCCCTAGTGGGAAAACAGTTTATACTGTCGATAAATCTGCAATTCCTACAGATAGAAGCTTTAGAAATGCTTGGACTTATACGGAGTAAATTATGGGATTTGGAATTGATATAGCAAAAGCAAGAGAAATTCACAAAAACAATATAAGAGCAGCAAGAGAACCATTACTTAATGCTCTAGATATTGAATTTCAAAAAGCTTTAGAGACATCATCTAGTACGACTGATATAGTTAGTAAAAAGCAAGCACTAAGAGATGCCCCTGCTGATTCCTCTATAGATTCTGCATCAAATGAAGCTGAACTAAAAGCACAATGGAACACTTCTATTCTTGGTACTTCTCCTTATAGCTAATTATGAGCCAGATCAAACTAAAACATAGCGGTGGTAATTCAGTAATCATAGCCGCACCAAGTTCTAACCCTTCATCTGATGTAACTTTTAGATTACCAAATGCAGATGGGAGTGCCAATGAATTTTTAAAAACTGATGGGTCGGGAAATTTGTCATTTGGTGCTGCTGGTGGAGCAATAACAATGGCAGATCAATATAGATTAACTTCAGATACAGCGTGTAACAATGCAGTAATAACTTTAACTACTAATTTAGAAAGAACAGATACATTGGGTCAAGGTCATCTTGGTACTGGAATGTCTGAATCATCTGGTTTATTTACATTTCCTTCAACAGGTATTTATAAAATTGATTTTCAATTTAATGCTTATTCTACAAGTGATATAAGATATGTTGGAGGTAGAGTATTAATTACAACTGATAATAACAGTTCTTCAGAAATACTTGCAGATTCATCTGATGGTATAGCTAATGTATCTGGATCAAGTTCTTGGGGTACTTCAGCAGCAAGCTCATTAGTTGACATAACAAACACCTCTACTCATAAAGTGAAATTTCAAATTTACTCTTCTGGCAATGTGACATTTAGAGGAAATACTGATCAAAATTGGAATTATATGACATTTATACGTTTAGGAGACACCTAATGAATATAGATGGAAGAGCAAATCACATTGAAGATTACCTTGTTACTGTAAGAACAGGACAATGGTTTGGATGGAGTGATTCTTCAAATAAAATTTATGCAAACCTCATAGTCCATGATGGAGGTTCTAAACCTACAGAAAAAGAATGTACGGATGGATTAAAGGCATTACAAGATGCTTGGGATTTAGAGAATGATAGTTATAAATCTAAAAGAAGGGCTGAATATCCTGATTATGCTAGTCAATTAGACGATATATACCATAATGGAATAGATAGTTGGAAAGCTACAATCAAAGCTATTAAAGACAAGTATCCAAAACCATGAGTGAAATCAAAGTAAATTCTATAAAAGGGGTAGGAGCTACTAATGCTGCTATTACCGTAAATAATTCTGATGGAACGTGTACTGCCAACTTAAGTAATAGGCAAGGTAAAAACTTGGTGGTAAACGGAGCATGTCTAATAGCTCAACGTGGTTTGTCATCTACATCTTCTGGTTATCAAACTGTTGATAGATTTAAGACATTTTTTGGAGGAACTGATGAAGCACCTACACAAGCACAAGTTGATTTATCATCAAGTGATACTCCTTATTCGTTAGGTTTTAGAAAAGCATTTAAAGTAACTAATGGAAATCAAACAAGTGGTGCTGGTAGTGGTGATTATCTAGGATTTTCATATTCAATAGAAGCACAAGATGTCGCAACTAGTGGTTGGAATTATACAGATACAAATAGTAAACTAACTATTCAATTTTGGGCAAAATCAAGTGTAGCAAAAACTTTTATTTTAAGTTTATATACACAAGATGGTACAGAGTATGGTTATAACCATAAGTATGCACTTGCAGCTAATACTTGGACAAAAATAACTCATACATTTATTGGTAATTCCAATCTAACTTTTAATAATGACAATGGACTTGGGATTCAATTTATGTTTCACATGTATTCTGGAACACAATGGACAAGTGGTTCAACTGTAGATCAATGGGTTGTTTATAATGGATATACTTCAACACCAGATGATACTTCTGATTGGTACACAACAAATGACGCAACATTTGAAATTACAGGAGTTCAATTAGAAGTAGGCAGCGTGGCAACAGATTTTGAGCATAGGTCTTTCGGTCAGGAGCTTGCTTTATGTCAGAGATACTGCTGTAAATGGCATACTAATGGGGCAAGCACTAATAATCACTCAAGATTTCTAACAGGATATTATGGATCTAGTACATCAGGAGTATTCTTTTTAACTCACCCTGTGTCAATGAGGGCTACAGATGGGCGAACATTAACTCATAACATAAATAATATAGAATCATTAACTGGTGGTGGTAATTCAAATACCCTTGCGTTATTAACTGATGGAAATTCTAATTTGATTACAGGTTTAGTTGTGAATAATTTATCTGGTGTAACTCAATTTGCTACTTATGTGCTGAGAATTAGCGCACAAACTAACTGGTTTATTATTATTAATTCAGAATTATGAACATTACAAAAGTCATTAAAGTAACAACATCAGACATAGCAGAAAGTCCTAAAAGTTTTGTAATTGTTTATGATACTGGTATACAGTTTTCATTTTCTGAAACTGATGAAGATAAAAAAAGAAATCAAACAGAGTGGGATGCGATAAAAGCTTGGGTTGCAAAAGGTAACACCGCAGAGGAGGCTGACTAATGGGACTTACTAAAACACAATCAGGTGGACTTGAAGATCAATCTGTATCTTTGGATAAATTACCTCATGGAACATCATCTAACGATGGTAAGTTTTTACGAGCAAACAACGGAGCAGACCCTAGCTTTGAAACAGTAAGTACAGATTTAGTAGCCGACAGTTCACCGCAGCTAGGTGGCAACTTAACAAGTAATGGTAATAATATTATATTTGCAGATACGACAGGTGCTAGTAATAATCGTTTGGTATTTGGTGGAAATACAGATATGTCTATTTACCACTTACCAAATAATAACTATATAGATGCCGATACTGGTACTTTGCATATTAGGCATAGCGGAGAAACAGGAGCTAAATTTATAAAAAACGGAGGAGTCGAGCTATTTCATGATAATGTCAAAAAGGTTGAGACTACAAATTATGGAGCTTTGTTTTCTGATGGAAAAATTATCATAGATGATGGTAGTACTGGTCATGCTTTCTTTGATCTAAATAATGCTGGTTTGCACATAGGATCAGGTACAACAGGATTTGGAGCTTATAAAGCTATCGAATATAATGCAAATAAACATCAGTTTTATTATCAAGGAGGATTAAGACAGCAGCTAGATAATGATGGTATTAAATTTAACGGAGACACCGCAGCAGCAAACGCTCTTGACGACTATGAAGAGGGAACTTTTACGCCATATATTGATAGAGAAAATGGCAGTCCAATTATAGGTTATGATGCACAAGATGGATACTATACAAAAATAGGTAGAGTTGTTTACTTTTATGCTGAAGTTAGAATTAGCTCGTACAATGGAAATGGATCTTATGGATACACATTTCTTCGTGGTTTACCTTTCAACGCAGCAGCCAGAACTGGTGGTAGAGGAGTTTGGGACTCTGTAACATATCATAGTTATTATCGTGACATGACAACAACCGATGGTGAAAGAGATATCGCTGCTGTGCTAGGTAGTTCTGAAAAGGTGGCATTTTATATACAAAGGAGTGAACAAGCTTGGACTGCTCCACCTGCTCCTGATGCTAACGATCAGTTTAAGATTGGTGGATTTTATTTCACATAAATTTAGACCGAGCTACGTCTATAAACTAAGCCTAAACCTGTTTTAATCGGAGATTAATCCTAATGGCATTAAGCGAATCAATAGAATACGACAAGATAGAAGTTGTCGGTCAATATAAAGCGGTACAAGTCCGCAAAGCAACAGTCATCAAAAAAGATGACAAAGAACTTACAAGATCTTTTGAAAGATATGTATTAAACGCTGGCACGTTAGATGATTCTGATAATTTAGTAGATACTGATCTATCAGGCGAACCAGCAGAAGTTTCAGCAATATGTAACGCTGCGTGGACTGATGATGTCAAAGCTGCGTGGAAAGCAAAACTTATTGCTGATAATCTATCTTAAAAATAACTATGACAGACTGTTTAAACGAATTAATTGAGAAATACGAGCAACAGCTTATTGAAATTCAACAAATTAAACAAAAAGCTAAAAACGATTATGAAATAGCTTGTAAAAATGAAGATAGATACCAAGGTGCAATAATAGGAGTAAAAGATGCACAAGCACAGATTTTATCGACTAAAAGCAAACAAAAAGAAATTGAATCAATCGTAGACAATGTTAAAAGCTAAAGTATATCTGTTTTCTTGTGTCTCATTTATTTCTACTCTATGAGATAAACCTGATGGGAATATAAGTATTGTTCCATCTTTATAATCAGGAACATACTCAGGAGGCATTTTATATTTTAATAAATGATTTACATCTGTATTAGTTAATAACATTGCATCTCTATATCCATTATCCATATTGTCAAAAACAAATCTCCCCATCTCTGGAGTTTGTTTAATCCATAAAACTCCACTTAGAATTGAATTAGGATGTCTATGACTAACATTATAAGAATTTGCACCATTTATATTAATCCACATTTGTGCAATTTTAAGCTTTTTCGCTAATTTATATTCAAGGCATAATTCATTAATACAATTTACTAATATTTCTTGAAAAGGTTTAAAACCATTATCTACAAATACTTCTTTACTTTGTGACTGCCATCCTCCTTTGTTAGATATTTTTGCAATCCCATCATGATTAGATTTATATTCATTCATCCAATCAACCATCGGCTGTTGTATCTTATCAAAATCTGGAAGTTTACCTGTTACTACTTGAGTTGGAAAAAGATATTCATTTTTAATTTGATACATATATTTTCATTATTCTTAATAATAGCGTTAGTGTAATCTTAGTACAACGTGATAAAAATTAAATTTAATTTTAAAACCGCTAGTATATAACTTTAATTTCTTCAAAATGATCAAAAGAGTATTAACAATAGCTGCTGCATCAGCACTATCAACACCTGCTTTTGCTGGTTTCTATGTAAACGTAGAGAACAATGGATCTTACACAGGAAAAAATTTCACAGGAAGCGGAACGGATCTGCACCTAGGGTACGAAGGTGGCAATGCTTTTGGCAGCTATTACGTTCAAGGTGGTGCTTATCTAAACAACCCAGATGGTGCAGATTCAGAAACAAACTTCTCTGGTAAAGTTGGTGGTTCTGTAGTTGCATCAAAAAATATTGATGTATATGGTGAGTTTTCTGTCGTTACTGACGATACAAACAGCTACGGAACTAAGGTTGGTTTGAAGTATAAGTTCTAGTCATCATTCCTAGAGTTACATAGAGAGGAGCTAATGCACAAAGAGAGCAAAAAGTTATAATAGTAACAGGTACTAATGCTTTAACAAAGGCTTCTCTCATGTTTCAAAAAATAGCAAATGTTTTGAGTATTCTCTCATTCATAATGGTAACTTCTGTTGTAGGTGGAGGCTACTTTGGTTATAAATATGTAACTTCAGAACAATTTAAAGCAAAAATAATGAATCAAGTATTAGGTGAGGTAAAAGGCTTATTACCAAATGTAATGAATAACGCATTACCAAAAACAACAGGTATATCTATACCAACATTACCAACAAAATAATTGGAAATACCAGAAATAAGTATTCCAGAAATAAATATTCCAAATATTCATATACCATATTCTTTTTTGCCTAATTATGAACACTCAAATATTGAAGTCATAGGTTGTAAATATTATCACAGAGATACTAAGAATACAGGTAATAGAAACTTGCTGATAGATGATCCTAGAGGAGTTGTATCAGATTGTCCTTTTCCTAGCTTTACTCCTCTTCAATATGTTCCAGATCAATTAATAATTGTTGAAGAAGCTGCACCTGTTAAAGAAGAGACAAAATTACCAGAAGGAGAAAAGCCAAAAATAGAAATACCAAAAGAAGAAAAAAAAGAAGATGACTATAAACCTTGTCCTAGCAAAGACGCACCGTTTAGGCAAGGAGATTTTAAAAATGAGCTTAGGATTGAGAGGCTGTTAAAATATGAACGTGATATAGATGGTTCATGTAATGCGGTCTGGGAAAAAGTACCTTTCATCGACCAATATATCCCACAACCTAGCACTATTGTCTCTACTGGTCTTATTGCTAGTGTGGCTGCGGTTACTCCTTTACTTTTATCGGCTGTAAAGCCATTGGTTAAGCAACTGATAAAACGTATAGCTAAAGTATTTGAGGGCAAGAAAAACAAGTTCGTTGACTTGCCCATTATTTTGTCTTGATTTCGTGTGTATGTGGTATAACTTGACCTGGCGGAACTATAACTTTTATTCCTTCACAAATTTCTGCATATTTTCCAGTGAAAACAACTCCAAGTTTCGCTTGCTTTCCGCAGACCTCTAAACGATAAAGTGCCATCTCTAGTGACTGTTTCTGATACAACAATTCTTGATTTTTTATATTTACTTCCGTAGCTCTCAAACATAACTCAGGTGCTTTACCTAACGGAATACTGATCTGTGCTGAGATCCCATAGTTTAAGTTATAGTTGTCTTTTTCAAATCTTGGCGTCTCTTGTACATACTTAATAGCACCAGTATCTTCATCATAAATATTCTGTCTAGTCACCGTTTCTATAGGTCGATTGAATGACCACGCATCTGTCACATAAGGAGTAATTGTAAGACTTGGTGAACTACAAACTATACCTTGAGACATCCGAAACTGAGGAGTGCTTTGTGGAGCAATCATTGTTGCATTATTATTGACTGTTCCCTGTGCATTACTAGAGGGCGAGGCAACTGTCGTGTTAGCCAAAACCTTTGTAGGACAAAGGATTAGAGCTATTGCCCAAATGTAGTTTCTATAGTGGTGGTTGTGGTTGTGTTTATTGTGCGATTTATTTGGGTAATTGTGTCGATGCCTGGTGTCATTACTGTCTCTACCAAACTGAAGGGTTGAGACTCGTTTACGATCTTCCATCTAGGCATACCCTCCAATGTAGGACTCGTATAAGAAAAATTAATTCCATTTACAGTTTGTGTAGCTTCTGCTGTTGGTATTGCATTAATATATCCATTTACATCAGCACTTTCAATGTTAGTTCCACTAACACCAACTGAATAGCCTGTCCTATATTGATAGCTCGTAATGGATTCCGTAATTACAGATTGACTTGTAGAATTTGTGGTAGAACTACCACTTCGGAAGGATGGGACGACAGGATTTGCAAGAGTTTTGACAGGAAATAATATAAAAAATAGCAGC